TTCCCTACACGACGCTCTTCCGATCTTCACTCGCTGCGGCATCCAGATAGAATCCGAACTCCAGATCCAGCGCAGTGAAAAGCCACTCCGGAGTTTGCCAACTGTCTTTGTGCTCAGGGGCTGTTTTGCTTGCATATCCGGCCATCAGATAACCCCCTCACGCAGGTAGTGCTTCACCTTGTGGCGAATCAGGGTGTACTCATCTCTGATATTAAAAAAGTCAGCGATATCAGGTCGGCCACGTAAGCATTTGATTGCCAGGTTGCGCAAATGCCAATCCTTACGAATATCGCGCAGTACCCACCACCGACGGATCTGATGCTGGACGGCCAGAGCCGGGAACACACTCACGCCATAAATTTCTTTGCTTTCTGAGCGCATGTTCATGCTGTCTCCCGTTCTTTGGCGGCCTGCTCTGTGGCCTGTTTCCAGTACCCGCGAAATGCTGCTCGTCCGGCAATTTCATTCATACGCCCAATGTAGGATTTGTGTTTTGCGACCAGCTCCTGTACGCGGTTTTCTGGCTTCCAGCCGGAGGATGAGAACATTTTTCTGAAGACTTCATCGCACTCGGTGGTGTCGATGTTCTTTGAGTCCGCAGAGCGTTTAAATCCGGCGGCCGTATTCAGCCAGTATCTGAAACCTGAGTTCCAGCAGACATACTGCGTACCCTTGCTGGCGTGGTAATCGCTGAACTTCTGAAACTCGTCCTGAATGTCCAGACCGGCGGCTTTGGCCTGCTCAATGTGTTCTGGTGTCGGTGCAAAGTTTTCCGGCATCATGGTTTTGCTTTTGGCTTTTCCGCGAACAGGATTAATATTTTTATTATCTGGATCTATGACTGGATCATGACTGATTCCGGGTGCAGCTCCTGCACCACTACCGGAACCATTTGCACCACCCGGTGCATCTGCTGCACCAGTCCGGGAACCATTTGCACCACCCGGTGCATCTGCTGCACCAGTCCGGGAACCATTTGCACCACTCACCCCCGCAGGATTTGCACCACAGGGTGCAGGAGATTCACCACTCACAGCGGTAGCATTCAGGCACAGATGATAAATATTTGACTGGTTCAGACCGTTGGCCGATTTTCGTGACTCAACACGAACCAGCCCCATTTTCACCAGGGCATTGATGTGGTTCTGCACTGAGCGTTCAGATATTTCACACTGCTCAGCAATGTACGGCACAGACGGCCATGATTCCCCCTGGTCGTTGGCATTGTCCGCCAGTTTGACCAGTACCAGTTTTCGCAGCGGGTTGCCTGTTTTTATCTGCAAAGCCCGTGCAGTTAAAATCATGCTCATGGTTTCACCTCATCCACGCGTGTATACCGTTCCTGAAAGGTCTTCAGTGGTTCAAAACACGGATGTTCATAGCCCTCACGCATGAAAATCACCCGGCTGTTTTGCCGGTCAAACCGGACAACGTGGACTTTCCGTCCCCGCTTATCGGTGTAATACCGGTTCAGATTGTCAGCTGTTTCTTCAGGCATCCTGACCTCCGCTGCGGTAATAAAACTGTGACCAGTTGGCCTCCACCTTTTGCCGGTCTACCACTTCCGGTTTTTTCCGGTAGTTGTCGGCTGTGCCGCCACCCGGTATGCTTTCCACATAACGAAGTGGTTCACTGCCGGTAACAATGCATTTGAATTGCCTTTCCGGTATTGAATGAGTTAATCTGCTCATGCGTTTATCTCTTCACACAATTGATATGGCGCGATCGAAGCCGGGAGCCGTATACTCCCGGCTTCACCCTTTCTGAGTCCGGGTAAATAAAATAATCGTGGATTCAACCTCATCTGTTCTGGCCTGCATGTCTCTGTAGTGTGCAGTCCGTATTGCATCCGCTTCTCCTGTGGTGATTTCTCCGTCCTCAATAGCCTTACTGATACACAGATCCACAGCCCCGCGCATAACGGATGCCCTGACGCTCTTTTCGTATAAGTCAGTACGGCCGATTTCACTTTTTTTCGGGCTGTCCACCAGCAGCATTCCGGACTCCGCCGCAACATATTCGGCATACAGTACAGTTCCGGAGACTTCCTGCATCACCATCAGGTCATGGTGATCAAAGAACCGGCAGCCGTTTTTCTCATAAAACCGGTTATTGAATGACGTCAGGGACAAGCCAAGGGAACCGGCCATTGCATCACGTCCGCCGGGGACCAGACTGCACATCTCTCTTACAACTTCTTTCAGGGATTGGTTTTTCATTGCCTACTCACTTTCAGATTGGGTTGTAGTTATGTCCTTCATGGTCACCATGTATTCTTATTCTGTCTGCGGTCGATGCATCGCCATTAAGTCGGTTAAATCGGGGCGAATATCTAGAGGGGAGATTTCATTGTTAGTAGCTTTAACGATCAACATCACGAATCTGGCATCAATACCGCCACCATGAAGCCAACGCCATACTGTCGGCTGGCTGACACCACATAACGTGGCGAGTTTCTGTTGTCCGCCAGCGATACTGATTGCCTTTTGGATCGCTTTATTTTTCATGTTTAACCTCATTCGTATAATTACGAGGAAATAATAGCAATGAGTATTAATTCATTCAATAGCAATTCGTGTTTGCAATTAAATACTCATGGCTATAAATTCGCGTACATGAAAAGCACACTTGCAGAGCGCCTCAAAGAGGCTATGAAAATCCGAGGTGACATGACTCAGGCTTCTTTAGCGGAGGCATCTGGCGTCGCTCAACCCACTATCTGGCGATTGGTGAACGGAAAAGCCAAAGGATCGGTGAAATTGGTGGATATCGCGAATGCGCTTGCAGTCAATATAGACTGGCTTGCAAACGGGGTTGGAGAAATGAGCAGCCCGAATAAAGAGTCGCCATATCAAATTGATAAGTCACTGAATATTCCTGTTTGGAACGAGAAAGGGAAAACTGAAGATTTCGTGCTCTCACCTGTCGGAAAGCCACTTTCTTCATACCGAGCCTACATTATAAACCGCAATACAGGCTGTTCTGATGTCTCATCCGGAAGCATAGCTATAACCGATTACGAAATATCACCAGGAACAGGTGATTTAGTTATCGCAAAAGTGGGTGGGAATATTTCTGCTTATAAGTTTCTTGACGGTGGTGAGCATGGATTTCTCTCAGTTGACGATCCGCGCGTTCCATTAGTTGACCTATCTGCCGCAGAATTCCTCGGTGTGGTGGTATTTCTTATCCGAGACTTCAGAAGATAATCAGAGGCTTTCTTGTCATCAGTAAAAACCTTTTCATACTTACCAACTCCGCATCTCATTAGCACCATCACCATTGTCCCATTCCTCTCGAATATAACACCGGATCACATGACTGTATAAATATACAGTTATGTAGATATACTTTAAACATCTAGCGTTATATTGCAAGAAAATTCCGCCTCCCTTCGTGATAGCATAGAGTATTAAATTTCGTTATTTTGTATTTTTTCTGTTTTAATTCATTTGGTTACACTAAATTATCCACCAATAAATAAAATACCCATTGCTATATTAAATACCTATTGCTATATTTACCTCAGGTAAAAAAATGAGGTAGCCAAATGCAAGTCGAACCAATCATCACCACCAACAACATGTCAGCAGATGAAGTTGCAGCGTGGATTACTGAAAAAGCCCAAGCGCTTCAAAAACTGCAATCACTCCGTGCTGAACGTCAAAGAGAGATCCGTGACCACGAGCGCACGATGGCTCGCCTCGATGAAGACATCGCCAGATGGGAAGACCTCTGTGCTTTAACAGTACAACCGCAGTAACGGCTGCGTATCTGAATAACTGTGTGAAGAGTATCAATTAGTGTGGGGAGATAGACGTTATGACAACTGAAAATGAAAAAAACAGCCAGGTATTAATTGCCCCGGCTGATATGACAGGAGCAGAGCTACATACTCACTTGTCAAAATTATTTTATCCATTTGTCGCGTTTAAACAAAAGACCGAAATGGTAAATCACCATATTAATCTTTTGTTATTGGCCTTAACTGACGCGGAGAATGTGGCTAAGACATCTTTAGATATATCCAGCCGCTACCCAGGATCCACCCTTCAAGCGGATCTATGTCAAAATTATCAGCGGGTGATGGCATTGCAAGTTTTTCTAAAAAACTTCGTGCCTTTTCCGGAAGATTAAATTCAGAAAGCGGTTTTTGTAAAACCAGTAATTTCGCCTTGTTACTTAATTCATTGAATTGCTCAGGAAGCATGCCAATTTTAGAGTAAATAAATGAATATAATGTTTCTTGTGGTGACTGTTTGTACCAAATATCAGTCTCCGTATCGCGATGCTGATATAGCGCAATTTCAAGAAGAAATAAAAACCGTGCTTTTTTACGAATTGAAAATGAGACGGGCTCATTCCACTCAAAAGAATATGGACCGACATTATGATACTTACAGAGTGTGCTGCCAATTGTCTGCCATAAATTTGCATACTTAGACATTCTATATCCTCTTGGTTGTGTGAGAACACCAAGATACCACTGCCGCCCGAGGTGGTTAAACAACCGGGCACGAATATTGTGAAGAGAGACGACCCCATAACAATAACTATGCAGCATCATTAGCGGCCGTGCATAACACGGAGCAGTCCACCTGTCGGCCGCCATTTTTTTACAAACATAAGTCCACCGGTGTAAATCGTCCTGCCGGATAGATACCTTGCCTGAGATCGGAAGAGCGTCGTGTAGGGAAAGAGTGT